AACGAAGACATCATCGAAATCGACCTGCTGAATTTCATCGAGAAGGTCGGCGGCGTCGACATGCTGGAGAAACAGCGCAGCGCCATCGGCCTTTGATCGCCGGCATCGATCGCTAACCCCCTTTCATCACCAGGAGCTTTACCCATGAAGACCGAAACCACCGAACAACCCGACGTGAAACCACTGGCCGACGACAACACCGTCATCCTCGACACGCCGATCCGCCGTGGCACCACCAGCATCGACAGCATCACCCTGCGCAAACCCAACTCGGGCGAGCTGCGCGGCGTCAGCCTGGCAGATCTGCTGCAGATGGACGTCAACAGTTTGATCAAGGTGGTGCCGCGCATCAGCAGCCCTTCCCTGACTGCCATCGAAGTCACGTCGATGGACCCGGCGGACCTGGTCGCGCTCAGCACGAAAATCACCGGTTTTTTGCTACAGAAATCGGCGAAGACGGATGCATCCCTCGTTGCGTAGAAGAGGCCATGGCCGACCTGGCAGTGGTTTTTCACTGGGCACCGGCTGACATGGATCAGTTGGGCCTGCAAGAGCTGATGGACTGGCGCGAACGTGCCAGGGTGCGGAGTTCCACCGATGGCAAATGATCTGCGGCTACAGGTGGTGCTGGATGCCATCGACAAAGCCACCCGCCCGTTGAAGCAAATCAACAATGGCAGCCTGGAGACCGCCCGTGCGCTCAAGGCTGCCCGCGACCGCCTGAAGGAACTCAACACCCAGCAGAAAGACGTCAGCGCCTGGCGAACTCAACGCGCCGCGTCTGAAATGACCAGTGCTGCCCTCACTGCCGCCCGCGAAAAAGTAAAAGCCCTCAGTCAGCAATTTGCCGCAACCGGCGCGCCGACCAGGGCCATGACACGGGAGTTTCAGGCGGCGGTACGCGAAGCCACCAAGCTCAAGCAGCAGCACCAGCAACAAAGCGTGCAGTTGCAGGGCCTGCGGTCGAAACTCTACGACGCCGGCATCAGCACCAAAAACCTGGGCACCCACGAACGCCAGCTGCGCGAGCAGATGAGCGCTGCCAACGCCAGTATCAGCGAACAAACCAAACGCCTCACGGCCCTGAGCGCCCGCCAGAAGCGCATGGCAGAGACCCGTGGCGCCTACGACAAGGGTAAACAGTTTGCGGGCAACGCGGCGGTGGCCGGCGGCTCGAGCCTGGGCGTGGCATACGCCGCCAGCCGCCCGATCATCGGAGTGGTCAAGGAATACGTCGATTTCGAAAGCGCCATGATGGGTGTCGCCAAGCAGGTCGACGGAGCACGGGACAATAACGGCAAGCTCACCGCGACCTACTACGAGTTTGCTGACGCGATCAAAGCGGCCAGTAACGAAATGCCCATCGCCACCACCGAGTTCGCCGCCCTGGTAGAAGCCCAGGCACGGGCCGGTATCCAGGGTAAGGAAAACCTACTGACCATGGCGAAGGTGTCGGCCACCGCTGCTGTGGCCTTCGACCTGCCGGCGGAACAGGTCGGTGAGGACATGGGCCGTATCGCCGGCCTGTACAAGGTGCCGATCAAGAACATCTCCGCACTGGGTGACGCGCTCAACTACTTGGACGACAACACCCGGTCCAAGGGCGGCGAAATCATTGAAACGCTGACCCGCATGAGCGACGTGGCCGACAAGCTCGACTACCGCAAGGCGGCGGCGCTGGGCAGTACCTTTCTGTCCCTAGGCTCTGCACCAGAAGTGGCCGCGAGCGCTTCCAGGGCTATGGTTCGCGAACTGTCCATCGCCACCATGCAGAGCAAGAAGTTTCAGGAAGGCATGGCCATGGTTGGCCTTGACTCAAAAGCCGTCCAAAGCGGCATGAGCAAGGACGCCATGGGCACGTTGATGGGTGTCCTGAACCGCATCAAGAAACTGTCGCCTGAGCAGCAGACAGAGGTGTCGACGCGGATTTTCGGCAAAGAGTTCGGCAAGGACGCTGGCAAGCTGGTCAACAACCTGGACGAGCTTAAACGCCAGCTCGACCTGGTCAATGACGCAGCCGCCAATGGCTCTATGCAGCGCGAAATGGATATCCGCGCCGACGCGATCGAAGGTCGCTGGCAGGTGCTGCAAAACAAGTTGTTCAACACCAAAAGCGGCGCGGGTGAATCGGTTCGGGCCACGATGGTCGACGTCATGGACGCCATCGGCGGCGTGCTGGACAAGGTGAATGGATGGGTCAAAGCCAACCCCGCGTTGACCGCGACCCTATTGAAGATCGTAGCCAGTGTAGTGGTGTTGTCAGCTGCTTTCGGCGGGCTCGCCTTAACACTCGCCGGTATCCTGGGACCGTTCCTGTTCCTGCGGTTCGGCCTGGCTATGTTCGGCCTACGCCTGCCCGGCGTGATCGGTATTTTCAAGGTGTTCGGCACAGTGCTGCGAACGCTGGGCGGCATTCTGATCGGCCCGCTTGTGACTGCGCTTCGCACCGTCGGCATCGCATTATGGGGCCTATCGGCCAACCCGATTGTCCTGGTCATTGCCGCCGTTGTCGCCGCATTGGCGGGTGGTGCCTACCTGATCTACAAGAACTGGGACGCGGTGAAGAACTACTTCGCCAATGCCTGGACAGAAATCAAAGCGGGTTTCGACGGCGGGATTGGCGGCATCATCACCACTTTGGTCAACTTCAGCCCGCTCGGCCTGCTGTACCAGGCATTTGCCGGAGTGCTGAGCTACCTGGGCATTGAGCTGCCCAGCCGGTTTACTGAGTTCGGCGGAATGATCGTCAACGGCTTGGTTAACGGACTTACGGCTGGGCTCGGCGCGGTCAAAAACGCCATCAGCTCGATCGGCGACTCCAGCATTGGATGGTTCAAGGAAAAGCTCGGCATCCACAGCCCTTCGCGCGTGTTCGCGGAGCTGGGCGGGTTCACCATGGCCGGTCTGACGCAGGGCCTGGAAGGTGGGCAAAAAGGACCGCTAGACGCCCTGACCACAATGGGCAAGCAGATGACAGCGGCGGGCACCCTGGCGCTGGGGACAACCGCTATGCCCGCGTTTGCCGTGGACACCAAGGCGCCGATCAGCGCCGCGCCGCCGGCAGTGGTTTACGACAGCCACGACACCTACGAATTTAACTTCCCCGTAGGCCCCGGCACGGACATGCAAAGCCTTGAGAAGACACTGCGCGCCTTGATTGCCCGCATCGAAAACGAAAAGAAAGCGCGTCAGCGCAGCAAACTCTCCGATCTGGAATAACCACCATGATGATGGCCCTCGGCATGTTCGTGTTCAGCCTCCACACCGCCGCTTATCAGGAACTGCAACGCCAAACCGATTGGCGCCACGCCAGCAACAACCGCATCGGTGCAGCCCCCGCGCGGCAGTTCGTAGGCCGTGGTGAAGACGCCATTACCCTCCCTGGCATCCTCTTCCCCGAACTAGCCGGCACTGCCCTCAGCCTTGACTCGCTACGCCTGATGGCAAACACCGGCAAGGCGTGGCCCATGGTCGAGGGCACAGGGCGGATCTACGGCCTGTGGGTGATCGAAAGCCTCAGCGAAACCAGGACCATATTTTTCCCCGACGGTACGGCACGGCGCATTGAATTCACCCTGAGCCTCAAGCGCACCGACGATGACCGTATCGACCTGCTCGGCGCCGGTACCAGCATCGGCGTCAACATCCTGCGGGGCCTGCTGTGATAGAGCCCATCATTGCCAAGGTCACGGGCTACCTGCGTAACACCGCAGAGCGCTACGTAAGGGACGCAGCCTATCCGGTGCCGGCCTTCCGGCTCGCCGTCGACGGATTGGACATCGCACAAATCATCAGCCCAAGGCTGATGAGCCTGGAGCTGACCGACAACCGCGGCGTCGAGGCCGACCAACTCAGCATCACCCTCAGCGACCATGACGGCTTGCTGACGATTCCGCCGAAGGGTGCAGTGGTCCGGTTGTGGTTGGGCTGGAGCGACACAGGCCTGGTGGACAAAGGCACCTATACCGTCGACGAAACCGAACATAGCGGTGCGCCCGACGTGCTCAGCATCCGCGCTCGATCGGCAGACCTGCGCAAGGGCCTCAAAACCAAACGCGAACGCAGCTGGAGCAACACCACCCTCGGCGACGTCCTGGGCGATATCGCCATTGGCAACGGCCTAACCGCCACCATCGCTGGCGCGCTGGACGGCCTGCCCATCCTGCAACTGGACCAGGCCAACGAATCCGACGCCAACCTGATCAGCCGACTTGGTGAAGAATTCGACGCGGTGGCCAGCGTGAAAGCCGGTTGCCTGCTGTGCTTGCCAGCGGGTGGCGGCAAGACCGCCAGTGGCATGGATCTGCCGCACATCACGCTCACCCGCGCAGACGGTGACCAGCACCGTTACCTGCAGGCCGACCGCGACAGCTACGACGGCGTGCGTGCCTATTACTACGACGTGAACAGCGCCAAGAAACAGGAGGCCATTGCCGGCGGCGGTGACAACCTCAAGGATCTGCGCCACACGTACAGCGATCAGCAGTCAGCCCTGCGCGCTGCCCGTGCGGAGTTTCGGCGCCTGCAGCGCGGCAGTGCCACGCTCAGTTACACCCTAGCGATGGGGCGGCCGGATCTGATCCCCGAGCTGACGTATACGCTTCAGGGTGTGAAGGCGGAAATCGACGAGATAATTTGGTATGGCGGGAATGTTCAGCACAGCTTGAGTGCGGACGGGGGTTATACGGTTAGCCTGGAGCTGCAGAGCAAGTTGCCGGAGGACAACGTTGAGGATCTGGCGGAGGAAAACAAGGGGGATTACACGGGGATCATCGCGTATTACCGCGACCAGAAGACCGGGAAGGAAAAGACGATTACGGCGGGGGATCAGGCGAAGCCGAGGCGGTTGCGGTGGTTGTACGCCAGTGAGAAAACGGCCAAGCGGGCGGTAGTTCGCGAACAAAGCAAGCTGGATAATTAACTAATAATCACCAGATTACTTATCGCCACCCTCTCTTAAGGAAGGATCACAGAACAGTGAGACAGCTCTGAACACGACATAAGATAGAATGCCGATGGATGTCCAAGTAATCGCACACCATGGCACAGCACCCTTTTCAGAATAATAAAAGAACATAACGAGCGCCACACCAAAGGAGATAAGCACTACCAGACCAACGACCTCCAACAATATCGACTGATATCTATACCGAACACGCAGCAACTTATAAGGCGCGTCAAATTTTAATTTTACCGCATTATGCTTACCCTTAATTAAATCCCACTCTGCGGTCATTTCAAAAAAAATAGTGGATAAGGTATTTTTTTGATTCAGTATTAAAAACAACATAAAAACGGCAAAAACAAGTGACCCTACCAGAATAAAAAAATTCTTCAAAGAGAATCCGTCAACCACTTCCATCTGACCGCAGACAACTATCAGTGCAACTGGGACAGCTAAAAGCTGGTTCTGTATATCGGAAAAAACCTTGTTGATTTTAGTCAGCGCCTCAAACTTACTCTTTTCAACCTCTGCCTTTATTTTCTGAAAAGAAAATTCCGAAACGTACAACTGATAACTGGACGATACACGCCTCGCAAACTCTTCAAATCGAGACATAATCAACCCAATATGAAACCTTCCCTCACCAACCTCCTTCTTCATCTCCAAAAGTATAGACTTAACAATAGTACGCTTCTGCTCCACGTGCGTTTCCGTCTTTATATAGTCTTGAGCAAAAGCCGAGACACCACTCAAGCAAGACATTTCCTCGCGACTATATTCAAGGAACAACTCGATTTTTTCCCCATGAAAAAAAATCAACTTAGCAGCGCCTTTAGGAACAATGTGATCAGCTAACGGGGGAGAAAACAACCCTACCAAGGTAACAGCATCTACATACGAACAAACTTCTGGAGGGGCAGCCTCATAGTCTCCCTCAAATAAATAATTGATATCGGCCAGATAAAATTTGGCAGGCACAGACTGACGCCGCTGGCTGGTAGCCAGCAAATCATCTAATGAAAAAGCAAAAAAAGCGTTCTGCTCCAAAGGTGGCATAAAGAGCACCTCTCTGGTCTCAGCAGACGAACTTTGGAGCATCTCCAACCTATTTAACTTCGTAACGGCTTCTTCAAATACTTCGCCGGGAAGAGTCCCCCTCAAGCGACCTTGCTCGAGGGTGCGGTTCTCCAGCAGCTTGTAAACTTCGACAGCTAACTCAATCTTCGTCGTTGGCAGCATTTTGAGCACCGAGAGCCTTATCCATCTCAGCAAGTAAGTCTGCTGGAGGATTCATTATAACCAAACCTTGCAACTCCGGATCGTAATAAACAGTTTCATTCCGAAGATCATTAACATCAAAGCTTACACTAACACTACCAAACCTCCTACTAACTCTCATCAATTTTTTGTAAGTGGCAGGATTTGGCGAAAAAACCTCACTCACCTCATACTCATTATCCCTTATGAAATTAATGAATGACTCAGGAGCCTGATCATTAATAATTGCAGATAGCGCGACCAAATTTACCGGCTCATCATTCGCCTTCTTTTCAACACAATGAGCATATAAACGATCCGTAGCAACTTGCCTTTTGAGTGGTTCCCAGCCCTCGCTCTCGAAGTAATCATTAAGAGCTGTAACCGTTACTTCTGTATTATGTCGAGCATCAGTGTATTCAGTACACGCCAAGGCCACCCTAAAATACTTGGTAACATCAGCATCGGTAGCTCGCCTTTTTATAAATGAAAGGTACGGCTGCTCATCATTCTGCCATTTTTGAATATCAATTCGCGCAGCCTCATACAAGTGGCTAACGTCAAATGACAGGGAGTCATTCAGATCAAGAGTCGCCTCATCAATACCTACGCCTTCCTTAAGCTTCAACATTGCTATAAGAAGCCAATCTCTGCCCTGATTATGGTATCGAACAAAAAGCGGCCAAGTCGTAGTAGCCATCCACTGTTCTTGCATAGGAACAGAGATCAACGAACACACTCCTCGACTAAACTCGACGAGATCTATCTCTTGTTCGATATATCTTTTCATTAGAACAGGAAACTGATGAATTAAAGCATCATCACCAAATGTCCCATAGCCGTTACTGAGTCGAGTGTAAAGGGTTAGCACCTCCCCCCCTAAAGTATCAAGGCGCGCATCAATAGGCAGCACCACTTCACGGGGTCTTATCGTTACCGCACCTTCACCATTAGTTTTCACGAGCCTTGATAACTCCATGAATAATCGACTCAGTAATTTCCATAACTTTTCTGCGCCCTAGCTAATTAATTTAATTATGGATAAAGCACCGATCGTTTTTTCGGGTTTACCATAGAAGGCATGAATGAGATGAGAACACACCGAGAGAGGGGTGGTGCTATGCATAGATCACATCCCTATGACGATTTGGCAGACCCGCAATCCCTGTAAACCGGGCTTGGCGAGTGGATCAGTGCTATCCCTTCACGCTGATCCGTTCTTAATGGGTACAGACTATGCTGGCCGTTTGGTATCGGCAAGGGCTTCAGTCAAATCCTTGAGGCGCTGCTCGATGTCCCTTATGCGTTTCTTTTCTTCAGCAGCGCTTTGTATCTCCCGCCTATCGGTCTCCTCCAAGGACCGGAATAGAGCCAAAATCGCGTCTTCCTGAGGAGTGGTGGCTGGCAAATCAGTGGCCGCGACCGACACACCTCGCAACATTGTTCCTTCCCCGGTGAGCAGCCAATCCAGAGAAACGCCTTCAGCCTCACTTACGTTTACGCATAACGCATAAGGTATGGATTGTCGACTACGCCAACTCCCCAACGTCTGTCGATTCACGCCCAGCTTACGTGCCAGCTCACTATCGCTATCAACGGCAAAGACCGTCATCAAGCGTTCAAGCACGGCGTCGAGAGACTTTTTCTGCATTTTGAGTAAATACCGCTTGATTTATTTAATAAGAATAAATAGGCTTATGCGCAATGAGTACATCTTAACCAACTAGGAACACATCAACCATGAGCCAAGCCATGGAAAAGCGCCAGATCCAAGCACGGCTGATCGAGCGCGGCAGCAACTTCCGTCAGTTCGCCCTCAGCCACGGCTATGAAGTGCGAACTGTGACGCAAGTGGTTCAGCGTTGGGCCGGGCACAACAAGCTGCCTCGTGGCCGGTTGACGTTCCAGATACTTCGAGACCTTTCGCGGGTAATCGGTAAGGAAGTGCTGCCGGGAATCCTCGCGGAGAGCACCGAACAAACATCAGCACAGGCTGTATGAAACGACTGTAGGGGCGATGACTCCAGGGAGAAACCAGAAGATGAAACGCCCAGTTCTAGACAGCAGAAAGAGCGTCGTCATGGCCGTCATCGGCGCCTACCCAGGCGGTCGGGAATACGCCTCGGCAGACCTCGGCATGCCGCTGAAGAAGTTCGACAACCAAGCATACGAAAACGCCGGCAGCCGCCCGCTGACCGACGAACACATCCACCGCTTGGAGCAAGTCGCCGGCACCACGTTCCTGGCTGACTACATCGCTTCAATGTACGGCGGCATGTTCGTACCGCTGAGTCTGCCGGAGAACCTGGACAACGTGGAGTTGTACAGCCGCTCGCTCAAGGCCTCGGCCAAGCGCGGCAAGGTCGATCAGATCATGTCTGCCGCCCTTGACGATGGGGTCATCGAAAGGCGTGAAGCCGACGCGATCATAGCCGCCCTGCTCACCTACATGTCCGCCCGCTACGCTGAAGTGTTTGCGACCATCCAGTTGTACAGCCAGGGAGCTGTCTAGTGAGTACTTACAAACTGGTCTGCCCCCACTGCCACGGCCGTATGCGTATCCGCACCAGCGAAGGCCAGCACATTTTCCTGCGTATCACCTACATGCAATGCACCAACGAAGCGTGCGGCTGGGCGGTGCGTGCTGAATTTCAGATGACCCACGAACTGAGCCCCAGCGGCATGCCCAACCCGGCGGTAAAGCTGCCAGTTGCAGATGTGGTCATTCGTCGCCAGGCAATGAAAACAGCCAACGATCAACCCGATCTGTTGGATCAACTGGATATGGAGGCCACTACCGCATGAACGCCATCAACCTGACTACCAACCCCGCCAGTGACTACCGTTCCGCGATGCAACAAGCAGCGGTGGCATTCCTCTACCGCCATCGTTTCCAGCACCTGGCCGGTGACACTCAGTTGCTGGAGAACTGCACCCGCTACCTGACGCTGTCGCTTGAAGTCCCTCCGCACCTGGTGCAACGCATCGCCGAACTGGCCGTCGCCGAGTTCGAAAGCATGACCTGCAAGCGCGTTGCCTGGCTTGGTGTTCACCCGAGCAGCGGTCCATTCCGCCCGGTCATCTGGCTTCTCGACAACTGCACCCAACAGCGACACCCCGTTTCAGCACGCTTGCTTCCCACACGCCTGCTGCTGACTCGCAACCTCCCGCACTAACCCGAAACCAATCCCTGATGGATGCCCGCACCGCGTGGGTAGGGGAAATTTGCAACTTACTGGTGGCCGAAATGAGCAAAATCACCATAAAACTGGAACTGGACGAACAGCAGGCGCAGCACTACCTGCTGTGGTTGACCAGTCAGTACGAAGTCACCATGGCTGATATTTGGTACTCCGATCGCTACCGGAATGTGCCCAACGGTCAGCGTGGGCCAAAAGTGCTTGCCGACTATCCGCACCTGGCTGGCATCGGCAAGACGCGCCACGAGCTGAAAAAGCAGCTCGTGGTGCCTACTGCGGAGCGTCGGCAGTGATACGCAAGCCCATGGAAGAAAAGATCCGGGCTGATGTACTTCAGCGCCTGGAGTCCGATTACGGCCTCCAGCACATGACCGGCACGCATTACATGCGCAAGGGCACCTGCCCTCAGTGCAACCAGAAACGCCTTTTTTCCCGCCACGACGAACCGTGGTTCATCCGCTGTGGCCGCGAAGAAAAATGCCGGTACATGGCCCCGGTCAAAGAGCTGTACCCGGACCTGTTCGACGACTGGAGCAAACGCGCACCGGCCACCAGTGACCAGCCAGCCGCCAGTGCCAAGGCATACCTGGCGTTCGCTCGGGGTTTCCGTGTTGAGCAGATAGAGGGCTGGTACACCCAGGAAAGCTACTTCGATCGAGACCTGAATATCGGTTCTGCAACTGTGCGGTTTCCGCTGGAGCATGGTGGGTACTGGGAGCGCCTGATTGATCAGCCTTCACGCTTCGGCAAGAAGAAGGCCCGGTTCCAGCCCCTCAAGAGCTACCGAGGGCATTGGTGGTGCCCACCGTGCCTGGACCTGTTGGAGGTAAACGAACTGTGGATCGTTGAAGGCATCTTCGACGCGATTGCGCTCATTCAAAACGGTATTTCCTCCGTCGCCGCCCTGTCGTCAAACGCCTTTCCCGAAGAATCGCTGAAGGCGCTCATCACCGCTCGCGGCGGCAAGACTCCCAAGTTGGTTTGGGCCTTGGACAACGAGCCAGGCGCTCACAAATACACCCGCACCTGGGTGAAACGTGCCCGCGAACTCGGCTTTACCTGCGACGCCGCCCAGGTCACGCAGCCAGACTCACGCAAGGTCGACTGGAACGATCTGCACCAGCGCTGGGCCTTTATCGGCGATGAGAAAACCCGTGCGGAACGCATCGAAAAAGACCTGAAGGAAGCCCGCCACCAGGGCGCCCTGCTGATCGCAGATAGCGCCAGCGACAAGGCATTGCTCATGTACCAGTGGCGCGAGCGCGAGGAGTTTCACTTCTGTTTCGACTCCCGCTTGTACTGGTGGAAGTTGGACCTTGCGAAATACAACAGCGCCAAGCAGGCGCTGGAGAAAAGCGACGACCAGGAAGCCCAGGTGCTGAACGAAAAGCAGCTGCGGGAGAAGGCCCTGAACGTGGCCGGCTGCATCGTCGAAATCGCCAACTGCTACCCCAAAGCCCTCTATTTCCAGCGCAACGAGATTACGGACGAGTCCTGGTACTTCTTCCGCGTCGACTTCCCTCACGACGGTGGGTCAGTAAAAAACACCTTCACCGGGGGCCAGGTCGCCGCCGCCAGCGAATTCAAAAAAAGACTTCTCGGCATGGGCGCCGGTGCCGTTTTCACAGGCAGTGGACAACAGTTGGACAAACTCATGAAAGACCAGCTTTTCGGCATCAAGACCGTTCAGACCATCGACTACGTGGGATACAGCAAGGAATACCGCTGCTACGTGTTCAACGACGTAGCCGTCCGCGAAGGCCAGGTCATCCACATCAACGAAGAGGAGTTTTTTGAGATGGGCAAGCTGAAACTCAAGACCCTGCAAAAGGGTGTGAAGATCGATCTGGAGAAGGACGGTAAAAACTACGACCAACAGTGGCTTGGCCTTCTGTGGCAGTGCTTTGGCGCCCAGGGGATCGTCGCGCTGACGTTCTGGTTTGGCTCACTGTTTGCCGAACAGATCCGCAGCCGCTACCAGTCGTTTCCGTTTCTTGAAGCCACGGGCGAAGCCGGCGCCGGCAAAACCACCTTGCTTACCCTGCTTTGGAAACTGGCAGGTCGGGACGGTTACGAAGGGTTCGACCCATCCAAGTCGACCAAGGCCGGCCGCAGCCGCCTGATGGGCCAGGTATCGGGCATGCCCATCGTGCTGCTGGAGTCGGACCGCAGCGGGGATGACAAGGCCCACGCCAAGACCTTTGAATGGGACGAACTCAAGGACTACTACGGCGGCGGCACGCTCGCGACCAAGGGCGTCAAAACAGCCGGCAACGAAACCTACGAACCGCCGTTTCGCGGCACGATCGCCATCAGCCAGAACGCCCCTGTGGTGGCGTCTGAAGCGATCATGACCCGGATTGTGAAACTGCACTTTGTGCGACCGAACGTGACGCCAGAGAGCCGAGCGGCGGCAGATCGGCTCAATGCCCTGGAAGGCTCGACGCTCAGCAACTTTGTCTTGCAGGCGGTTCGCAAAGAGCTGGAAGTGATGGAGCTGTTCGCCCAGCGCATCCCTGGCTACGAGGCGAAGTTGCGCAACCTGCATTCGCATTGCTTTGCCTGCGAGACACCGTTTCAGGACGAGCAAGCCGATTGTCAGCACTGCGGCAACAAGCTGCGTGGGTACATCCGGGTGGAGCGGATCAACAAAAACCACGCCCAACTGCTCGCCCTGCTCGACTGCCTTCGCATGGTGGTGCCGCTCACTGAACCGCAAATCAGCCACACCCGCACGCAGATCATCCGCATGGCGATCGAGCGACAGTCCTCGATCAGCTCCGACCATCCGGTGGTGGCTGAATTCTGGGAAGTCTACGAATACCTGGAAGGCCTTGACGCCGACGGCCCAGTGGTCAACCACAGCAAGAAAGACAACATCATCGCGATCAACCTCAACGACTTTGTGAAGTGCGCAGCCGAGCATCGCCAGAAGATTGCCGACGTCAGCGAGCTGCGCGAGCGCTTGAAAGACTCACGTTCGCGCAAGTTGATCGACACCAATAAAGCGACGGATAGCGCGGTGCGGGCTCACCAGGCCAAGAACAGCAATGCCGTCATTACCAAGCAACCCATCGTTAAGTGCTGGCACTTCCAGGCTTAACAACTCACCTGCCAGGCGCTGCAACGTCTGCCACCCAAAGGAGAAGCACCATGCACGTACAAGTCATCACCGGCGACGGCCAACAGGGCGAAACCAACCGCCTTCGGCACCTGAAAGAACTGAAGGACTGGTTTAACGAGTCCGGGAAGATCGTTCACGCCGAAGCATACGGCCCAGCCGGCCTGGTCGCGACCCTGGAGGTTCGTGCGGTAAGCGACAAAGAAATTCTGGTGCTTGAGTGCAGCCGGGAACAGATCCAGGCAGTCCTGGAATGGCAGTCGGCAACGGATGAAGTCGTTGAATTTGAAAACCTGCTGCTGCACCTGGTGCGGAAGCAAAACCCAACCGGCGAATGCCAGTAAGAAGGTGGTGCCGAGGGGCTGCAACCCCTCGACACCGACCACCCAAAGGAGAAGCACCATGCAAGTGAATCAACCCCAAGGCGGCACCGCAGAGGCTACCACAACCCCGATGGCTGTCGGCGACAAGGTCTGCTATGTCGCTATGAGCGGTGGTGGCCAGCAATACCAGCTCAGTGCTCGTACCGGCGTCATAGAAGCGATCGATGGCAGCGTTGCCACCGTGCGAGCAACGAACGGTCGTAGCATCACAAAACCGCTCAACAAACTGACCCCGGACGGCAAGCCCAATGCACTGACGCGCATGCTCATGGGAGGCCAATGATCATGTCTGACCTCTTCTTCTTGCAGGACAGCCGCAGCAATGTCGGCAGCCGAGCCATGTTCTGGCGAGAGGGTGGCGGCTACACCTCGAACCTCAACGAGGCTGAGCAATTCAAGCGCGAGCCCGCGGTCAAGCAGTACGAATGCCGCGAAACCGACCTGCCCTGGCCAGTGGAGTACGTCCGCACCCGGGCAGAGGTCGGCGTTGACTGCCAGTACCTCACCAAGTCAGAGGCCGAGGCCTACCGCAACGAAGACGGCCGCGTATATGTCGCCTACGCACGCGAGTGGGACGGCAATGATCTGGTGTGGCGCGGCGGCAAAGGCCCAACCGCCAACCTGCATAACGCCATCCACCCCGGTGCGGCAGATGCCGCTGGTTACCTGGCCCAAGGCTTTGAGCTTTGGCCATGCGGATACATCGTCGAGCGCTCCCGGCCGGTGGTCCCGGCCGCGCTGCTCGACCACAGGCAGGCACTGCGCTCAGTCGGCCTCAAGCTGCCCACGATCAAGCGCCCGCGCAACCGCACCTACAGCGACCGGCTTAACTGCGAAGGCTGCGGGCGTTTTCTCAGCGAACGTCAGCGCTTCGACGACTGCCCGAACTGCGGCGCAGGGAACGCACCATGACCGTATTTCTTTTGCTTTACCTGTGCGCGGATGCGACCCGTACGGATTGCCAGGTGATTAGGGCTGATAGCTGGAGCGGACCTCACGCCTACGAGCAATGCGTCGAAGTCTTGCCAGGCCTGACTGAGGCGCTGACTGCGCCCAATCGGAAACGCCATCGGTTTGTTTGCGAGATCCAGGGCGACGGACCAAAGCCTGCAGAACACAAAGCGCTGCCGGCCTTCATTCATCAATCGTTTCGGATGTGAGGGGATCACCATGAACACAGCCTTCATTCTCATGGCCCAATACGACGGCCAGGCGATTATCTCGCTGGAGCTGGTTTGCCGAGATTACTTCACGCACCTGACGCCGGACATGTTCCAGCGCAAAGTGATGAGCGGTCAGATCAAGTTGCCCATTACACGCCTGGAACCGAGCCAGAAATCGGCCAAAGGCATCCACCTCACCGACCTCGCTGCCTACCTCGACTTGCAGCGCGCCGCCGCTGTGAAGGAACACAACCAGCTCAACGGGATAAAACACGCCGTCTGAGCCACTTCTCTGATGCGGCGCCCAGTTGGACGGGCGCCCTCAGTATCTCTTCGTGCCATTCCCAACCCACATAACGGTCACCCTTGCCACGCAGGTGGGTGTACCGCCGCATAGAATTCCAATCTCGGTGGCCGGACACACTCGCCACTCGCGGGATGTCCCAATCCATCTCAAATAGGCGGCTGACGCCTTCATGGCGAAGGTCGTGGAAGTGCAGGTCCGCGATGGTCAAGAACTTGCAGGCTTTCGCCCAGGACGTGGAGATGGATTCAGGGCTGTAGGGGAAGATGTCTTCGCCGGCCCTCGGCATGGTCTGGAGGATCTGCCACGCCTCGTCCGGTAGGTAGCACCACACGTCGTTGCCGATCTTCTGGCCGGGGTTTTTCATGTCGCGCACCAGCACCCGCTGGCCTGGCACGTCGACGTCGGCCCACCGGATGCGGGTAATTTCATCCAGCCGACGGGTGGAGAACAGGGCAAAGCCCACGACCTTGAGCATATTGATGACGCTCGGGCGCCGCACCTGCATGGCCTGATAGTGCGTCAGCACCTTCGCCAGCTCGTCCAACGTCGGCCGGCGGTCACGCTCGCGGCTTTTCAGGTTGTAGCCCAGTTTGCGCAATACTCGGCGGGCGCCGCCCATGGCGAGCGGGTCGACCTGGTAACCCCATGCGTCTTTGGCGATCGCTAGGACGGCACCGAGGTGCGCCAGGTCGTTGCCGGCGGTTTGCGGCTGGACACCGCCGCCCTCGCTGCTCATCCGAAACAGCGCAAAGTCGACCAGGCATTGGGTGGTGACGTTGGTATCGCTCAGTTGGCCGATGTCCATCTTGCCGATGGCTTCGAGCGTGGCCTTCTTGGTTTTGCCCAACGGCCGGGCCTTTCCCACTTCCAACAGGTACTGATCGATCATGTCTTTGACGGTGACGCCCTTCCGGCTGGCCCGCTCGATCGCACCAGGTTCGTCCAACTCCGATTCGCGCTTGCGCGTCCACGCCAGGGCAGCCTGTTTCCGGGCGAAGGTCTGGCTCTCTTGGTAGACTTGCACT